AACTCTAACTCTCTGCCTGGTTGCAACAAAGCCATCTGCTGATTGAGATAGTTCTGAGCCACTGCTTCAGGAGATTGAGCAATGTATCTACTTCCAAGAGCAGTAAGCATTTTGCTCTCTGGAGATTGCGTTAAATAATCACCGCCAAGTGCTGTTAAACGCTTGCTTTCTGGTGATTGCTCTAAGTATTGAGAAGCAATTTGTGCCAAACGAGGATCATTTTGAGCGTTTAAAAAGCCTTGACCTAAACCAAAGAGACTTTGTGCGCCAGTTTGAAGAGGGGCAAATTGTGCTTGCGCTCCTTCTGCTTGAACTAAACCCTGTTCTGCCAATCTAACTAAACGATCTTGAGCATTTTTAGCTTGTGGGTCTAATGTATATCCTGCACTTGTCAATTGACCAGTTTTAGGATCAATTACAAATTGAGAAGTACCAAACCTAGTAGTCATGCCAACAGGTCTAAACTGAGCCGCTTGTTTAGCCGCAGCAGTCTCAACATCAATCATTGCCCTTGCTTTATCAGCCGCTTCTTTAGAAGTTTGTTGTTGGAGTAAACCAGCCGCAGTAGTTGCTCCTGTTGAAAACAAATTAGCAATCTGTGCAGTTGTTAAGCCTGTTCTTACTAGTTCAGCAACTTGAGTTGTGGTTAGACCTGTAGCGGCAGCGGTAGCAGCATTTGCAGCGGTTGCCGCAGTAGTAGCCGCACCAGTTGTTAGTAATCCTGTAGAAGTACCAGCACCAGCAGCGGCAATTTCAGCAGCTGTTAATCCTGCCGTACCCGCTAAACTTCCACCACCTATGGCTAAATCTGTAGTAGTTAGTGCCGCAGTTTCTGCCGCAGTCAATGCTCCTGTACCTGCTGCCGCACCTGCATTTAATATGGTTGGCAAGCCAAAGAGTAATCCCGCACCCAATGCAAACTCTTTTAGACCACTTTTAACTTCTTGTTGAGTGCCAGTTTGCTCTACTTCACCAGTAGGTGTGTATTGCGTATACGATCCACCAGCTTGGTTATCAGTGGCTTTGTAGGTAATAACATTCTCAAGTCCACCAACTTGCTGATCCATGCCAGAACCAGTAGTTTGATATACGGGCTGAACAACAGTATCGCCAAGTGTAATAGTCTGTCCATTAGGAATAGTAGCCGCAGCACGAGCCGCAACATCTCCCTCTTTTAGCCCAACAGCTTGAGCCATTTGAGCAGGAGAGACTCCATACGTTTCCATAGCCTTGACGATATCGGCATCACTCATGCCTGGATTAGTAAGCAAGAAATCTATAATTTGCTGATTCGTTACGGCCATGATATTTTCCTTTTATTCGGAGGCAACTTGCAATGGTGCAAGATTCTCATTTGTCCAATAAGTTTTTGCCAACATGATTTTTAAATGTTCTTTGTTGCGTGATAGGCAATCTGCCCATTCAGCATCAGTCATCTGTGCGGGTTTACCACCATTTATTAGGTTTACGCTATCCATTGCGGCAGAATAGTGCTTGGCAATTTGTTCTGGTGTTTGTGTATCAATCATGTTAGTCCTTATGGGTGAGTTGCTTTGTATGCGTCAAATTCTGCTTTGAGTTCCTTGATGGCATTTATCATGTACCAAGTCAGGTTATCTGCATCTACAGTCATAACGCCTGTAGATTCAGTTTTTACGCACTCAGGCAAAACTGCTTTTAGTTCTTGAGCAATAACGCCAAGTTGAATACCAGTTTTCTTAATTGCTTGGTCTTGTGGTAATTCTGTAACTTCTTCTGGTAAGCGATACTCAAAGTTGCGTACACGAATAGAGTTGATTGCACTTAAGCCAACTGTATTGTCAACGATGTTTTTCTTTAGGCGTTGGTCTGATGTGGTAGCCCATGTGGTTGTGTTAGCACCGTTATAAACATTACCATTTCCAGGATTTAAAAATGCAGTAGTAGAGCCTTTTCCAGTACCAGAGCCAATAACAATCTCATAGGATGGCGCTGACCCAGAAGCATCAGGAACACCTATATAAACATTAGAGTTTCCCGTAGTAACTTGAGAAGCAATACCACTTCCAATAAATACATTAGAACCGCCTGTGGTTACAGCTTGACCTGCGTTTTTTCCAAGAAATGTGTTATTAGCCCCAGTTGTGACTGCGTAGCCTGCGGTTGACCCAATGGAGGTATTATTACTGCCAGTTGTGGTTCCATTTAATGCTTGAAAACCAACGCCAGTATTTTCACTCCCTGAACTCAATGCGTTTAATGCTACCTGACCCACGCCAACATTGTAAGACCCAGTTGCTACGCCTACTCCCATGCACCTATCGCCAATGGCAACAGAATACGCAATAGTTGTAGCGTTAATCATTGCCCCATAACCTAGGCAAGTATTCCCTGTGCCTGTCGTGAGAGCATATCCCGCATTACTTCCTACCAAAGTGCAAAGACCGCCAGTACCTGATTTGGTAAATCCAGCACCAACCCCTATAAAGGTTTGAGCATTAGGTGTTGTTGAGTTGTATCCCGCCCTATAACCTATATAAGTATTAGCATCAAATGCGGCATAGGGGTTTACATCGCTGTATCCCGCTTGATAACCAATTGCAGTCAAGCCGCCATTTGTGCTTGTTCCGCTATATCCCGCTTGATAACCTACGGCAGTTTTTTGAGTGCCTGAAGTGTTTGAATAAAGAGCATCAGTACCAATGGCAACATTACTAGCACCAGTGTTTGAAACAGCGGCATTGTATCCAAGCGCAGTTAAAAATGGTGTTCCACCACCTGACGTTTGACTTCCATACACAGTACCCAATGCAGTAGGCGTAGCGGCAGAAGCACCGCCTGAAGAAGCAATCGTGATTGCACCACTTCCATTTGTAATCGTTATGCCAGAACCCGCAGTCAATGTCGCCTTGGTCAGCGTATTGCCTGTGCTGTTACCAATTAACAGTTGACCATCTGTGTAGGATGTTTGACCAGTACCACCATTAGCTACTGCTAGAGTACCAGCCAAGGTTACTGTTCCTGACGATGTAACTGGCCCACCAGAAGTAGTTAAACCAGTTGTGCCGCCACTTACATCAACACTTGTTACAGTTCCAGAACCACCACTAGCTGCCGCAATGGTTTGATTAGGCCATGTGCCTGTAACAGTTACGTTTGTCCCTGCAACAATGCTAGGGGTTGCTGTTCCTGTACCACCATTAGCAACAGGGAGTTGACCTGTTACGCCAGTAGACAAGGGCAATCCAGTTGCATTGGTCAATGTGGCACTTGTTGGTGTTCCCAAGATAGGAGTCACCAAAGTAGGTGAAGTAGCAAATACTGCTGAACCCGAACCTGTTTCATCTGTCAAAGCACCTGCAAGATTGGAGGAGCTAAATGAACCTAAAGATGTTGCATTGCCAACAGAAGTGACTGCACCTGTTAAGTTAGCGTTAGTGGTGACATTACCTGCTGTCAAACCAGAGGCAGTGCCTGTGATGTTTGTGCCAACCAAAGCAGATGGAGTACCAAGAGCAGGAGTCACCAAAGTTGGGCTATTGGCAAACACCAAAGCACCTGAACCAGTTTCGTCTGTTACGGCAGAAGCTAGATTGGCAGATGATGGAGTACCCAAGAAAGTAGCTACACCACTACCCAAACCACTTACGCCAGTTGAGATTGGCAGTCCTGTTAGGTTAGTTGCCGTACCAGAAGCAGGTGTTCCCAATGCGGGAGTCACCAAAGTAGGACTGTTTGACAACACTACATTGCCTGTACCAGTAGAAGAAGTTACACCAGTACCACCATTTGCAACAGGCAGAGTGCCAGTAATGTCAGCAGTAGAAAGACTTACTGCATCCCATGTAGCGTTTGTGCCATCAGTCTGAAGATACTTATTTGCATTACCTGTTTGGCTAGGCAAAAGGTTATTCAGACCACCTGCGGCAGTAGAAGCACCTGTACCGCCATCAGCAACTGCTAGATCGGTAATGCCAGTAATTGAGCCACCCGTGATTGCCACGCTAGAAGATGTAATCGGGCCAGTAACACCCGCTGTTGCCGTGACAGCACCTGTCAAAGTTGAAGTGCCTGTTACCGCTAATGTGGTACTTGCTGTAATTGCTTTAGCCGCTAGAGTAGTGTTAGCAACTGTGGCAGTACCTGTAGCCGCACCAAGATTCAAAGTAGTAGCCGCACCAAATGCGTTTACAGTTGTAGATACAGTATTAAAAACGCCTTGTGTTGCAGTACCAACAATGTCACCAGTTGTATCGTCAATTGTGACTGCACTGTTTTGAATGATCTTACCTGTGGTTGAATCAAACCTAGCAATAGCGTTATCGGTGCTAGAAGCCGCACCATCCGTCTTAGTTGCAACAGCAGTAGCAATGTTGTTGTACTCAGTGTCAATCTCAGTACCTTTGACAATCTTTAAGGGATTGCCAGGTGATAAGTTGTCTTTAGTCGCAAAGTTTACTGTTTTGGTGTAGTTACTCATGGTTTACCTCTTATGCCATTTTGCCATCTTTGGCTTGAATTTCAATCTTTTGAAGGGATAACTGTGTGCCGTTAATCGTTGTCTCATAACCTGTCTGGACAATTTTACCCGCACCAGATGCGTTTGCTCTCAATGTCTTAATTGGGATGCCACTTGTGTATTCAGCAGTTCCATATTCAGCAGTACCATACTCATAACTTACTTGCGTAGGAATATAGATATTTTGAGCTTGATAAGCACCAGAATAATCAAAGCCCCAATTGATTGTTAAGAACTGATTTGAGCCACCAATAACAATGGCTGAAATAGTCTTTAAAACAGAAATCTGATTAGGATTTCCAAGGTCAGCATTGTTGGTGTAATAGGCAAATCGGTAAGTGGATGTGTCATCTAAGTAACCCGTGTATTTACCGATATACCCATTCTTGCCAATGTACAAATCACCATTTCTGAGTGACCGCAAGGATGTTGGTGCAATAGAGTCCCACTTAGTGACCCTAGATGCCCCATCTTGCAAAGATTGCTTGGTATCGAAGCAGTAAACTTGGAATGTAGCGGGTAAAACAAGCAGATAAAAGGCTTCTTTTTCTGAATAAACAGACTTCAAGTTAGCCAATGTTTCACCTGCCAATGATGAATTTAGGTCAAAACGAACATTCTTAGACAAGTCTCTCAGAGGAGCAGACTTCTCTTGAATTGTCCTCATCAGTGAACGAACACCTGAGTCTGACAAGAAAATCACATCAGAACCAACGCTTTGAATCGTATCTCTAGCAATACAGCCAATAGAGCCAATTGTGTCGCTCAGAACCAAGGATGCGGGGGTAGAAGCACCAGAATACACAAGAATCTGTCGTTTACCAAAGATAAACAAGAAATCATTGTGAGCTGCCAAGCCCATGACTTCATCTGCACCATTAGGCCATACACGGGAAACATCTAAATTTCCTGAAGTACCACCAGACCATACATGACCCGCAATCAGATCAGAGAAGGTAACTGTTACTTTGTCTGAAGATGTATTAGCTACCCACAAACGACCAAATGCTGAGATAGCAATGTTTGCTAAAGGAACTGTTCCTACATAACCAGACTTCTCCGAGACTCTTCTGAAGGTAGTAATACTGACAGCGGGGTCATAAATCAAAGGGTCATGCCCTGTTTGGAAGAAGTATGCAATCCCATTAAGAGTTGCACATTGCCAGTTAGATGCAGTAATAGTAGGAGCAGTACCGCCACCACCATAGGTCAACTCAGTCACCGCATTAGAAGTACCAAGTTTGAATATCTTGTTGTTGCCAGCAAATAGAACAGTAAGAGTTCCGTCAGTCTGGACTAACTCATGGATGACACCAACATCGTTAGCACCTAAATTGCCAGAGGAGGGATTAACCCTTGACCAACCTTTTCTAGCACCAATACGACCATACTGATCCAAGATGCAGTTAGTCGCAACCAAAGCAAAGCCAGCCCCTAAATCAAGGGGAGAATCTTCAGTATTCAGGCCATAAAAGCCTGGTGCTGAGAGACTGTAACTTTGGAGTTGTGCTGCCATTAGACCGCCACAAAGTTGTCTTCAGGATAACGAGTGGACTC